TGTTAAATGCATAGATAATTCTTCGGCAGATATATTAGGATTATTTGCCCTTGCTGCCCTAAGTTCTTCGTATGCCCAGACTTCATTTATAATACGAACATAATCTCTTACACTAGCACATTTACTAGAATAAACTTTTACGCCCCAACCAGTCCAGGTCTTTTTTGTTTCAGGTAACATCCATTTTTCTGACTTATCAAAAGTTCTTATACCGAATAAATTATTTGCTTCATTTGCAAATCTAGACTTGCCCCAGCCAGATTCTAATATTGCCTGGGCAACAATCATTTCTTTAGGTAATTGATAATCTTCAGATACGGATTGATAAACATAATCTATACAACTATTCAATGACATAACAAATTCTTTATTTGATCCAGAAGTTATATCTGGTTCTTCTTCTAGAGCACCTCGTATATTATCTATAAAGTCTTGATCTACTTTAGGCACTTCTATATTCTCATCACCACAATCTATTTTTGTACAAATAAATTCTTTCTCAGAGTTTTTTAATTCATCTGTATCATTGTAGGACCATTCTAAAAAGAAAAATGTAATAAATGTTATGATAACAGCAATTACAGCACTAGATATATTTTGTCTCATATCATTAGTTCTCCTATTAAAATACAAAAAACAATAAAACTAATTGCGATAACTAGTTTATCCCAATCTTGATATTTCATTCGTGTTCACCACCTTTGCCCCTCGTATGAATGCCTGTGATTTTCTCTTTTCTCACTTGTCTAAAGTAAATTGCTGTAAGCACAGTCATTGTGATAAGGGCGGCGTGGGCGAATGCCGATATACCAAATGCATAGATACTCTCTACGATATAGATACCGAATACAGCAGACCACATCCAAGCAAGCACTTGCATAGACATAAACTTAACTTGAAAAGGTAAATTTTTAAGAGCATTTACCCTATCATTCATTATTATATCCCAATAATTTTTCATAATATTCTCCTTAGTTCTCTTTTTGTTTTCCACGGTTTACATTCATACCAAGATTCATTGGCCTCATTTAAAGGTCCTTCATTCTCAACATCAACTTTTCGGGAAATTCTTATAATGCCTTTCATAAAAAGGCTTAAGGCAGCTTCATACTCTTTACAATCTTTATTATTGCCACCTATCTTTCGTCTAGGTGTTTTATATAAAGCTCTTCTATTATCTAATATATTGCGGATAAGTTTCCTCTCCGCTCTGTTCAATTTATCCATAATATAATTATGCGACTCGACTTAATTCGAGTCCCATTTTTTCAAACTTGTTTCTCCATCTGTAAAACTTTTTATTGTGGTTGCCTGTATCTCCCTGAATCGTGTATTGATAGTGGTGTACCATTTCGTGGCCTAGAACATTTATAAAATGTTTCATATTTTGAAATGTAGGGGAAATAGATATCTCAGTAAAATCAGGATCTTTGGTATCATAACAATATTCGCCAAGAGCACCTCTTAGTTGTCTTACTCTAATTTTAGGCATTTCTAATTTGCCATTGAATATAGCAAAGTTCAATATATTAAACATCATAACAGCATTCTTCTTAGTTGGTTTATAAGGTTTCTTATAATCAACCCCTTTCAAGACTGTTGCCAGTTTCTTATATCTTGCCATCTGTACCCACCTTTCTATGATTCTCTTTATATATTTATTATATCACAGAAAGATTGGCACATCAAGCATTATTCCTTGTTGAAAAACTGCGAAATTTATACTGGATAAGACGGTTGTTTCTGCATAAAATCATCATCCCAATGGAATGCATCTTTTATTAGATTGGCAGTCAATCCCTTATAGACTTTATTTAATTTCTTAGATACAACATTTATTAAAAACTCAGCCTCTTCAGCACATAAACTTTCTAATAATTGTATGAACATTGTTTCTCTTTTATTTTGAGTGATAGTTGTATCACCACCTTCAATAAATCTAAACAGAGTTCTTGCTTCTTGTAAAAGAATAGTATGTTCTGTGCCAATTGGTGCGTCATTTGGTGTGTAAGGTATTGGTCCACCCTCAAGTGGTAATGACCATTTGATCTTTGGATCAAAAGCACCTTTTAATATTTGCCTTAAAGCCTGACTATCATTTTCTCTTAATACTCTAAGTTTCTTTGATTTGTCTTTAGCATTGTTTACCTTTAAGCATATTTCGCTCATTAAGGTAACTGCACCTGTGTCAGTCTCAAGTTTCTTTGCCATTAATTTTTTAGTAGTTTCGTTAGGTAATCGGTTGACACCTAGTATTTCGTCTGTTGTTGCCATATTTTATTCTCCTTAACAGATTAATCTTTGATTAAGTTTTAAGTTATCAATAGTATTATTTATAAGAATTATTCCGTATCTGGGACAAATTCTATATCAATTTCCTCTTCTTTATTTAGAATTGGTCTATAATTTAATTCAGTAACCTTCTCACCATTTGGCAATACTTTTACTGTAGCTATTTTTGCAATAATCTCTTGCATAGGGTGTTTTAAATCGTGCTCTCTATATAATGTAGATTTAATCACCTCTATTAGAATTGCTAAGTCAGCAATAAATTCTGTTTTCTGCATATCACTAATCGACTCTTGTAATACTGTAAGAATATCTATTGCTAAACTTTCTGATAATTGGTCAGCGACTCTCTTATCATTCATTAATTGAACCTTACTTATTTCTTCCTGAGTAAGTTTAGGTCTTTTATTAATATTTTTTAAATATTGTGTTTTAGGAAACTGTATTACTTTACCCATTATTATCTTCTTTTCTTTTCTAGTTCTTTTCTTATCCAAGCTTTTGCTTGCCAAGTTGATGGACTTCTTCTCATCAATCTTCTAACCTCTTTAAATACAGCCGTATTAGTTTCATTGTCATTATCTCTATTATTATCCACTACAACAAAATTACCCATACCGAATAGTCTTTGAAACTTACCTATGTTTGCCTGAACACCTTTCCAGTTTTTTATAACAACTGGTTCTGCTACTTTTCTTGCTCTCTTTTCATTTCTTATAAGTGCAACATCTAAACTAGTATTAACAAATATCATAAAGTTATCGTAACCTACACGATACGAATGCCTAAAGTCATCTGCAAGTCTATCGTAATCTCTTCCTGTACCATCTACAATTATACCTAGTCTGTTTTGAATATGTAAATCCATTTGATTGCCTGTTTGTCTTTTTGCCCGACCTCTCATAGCGTCAAGAATACCACCCTCAATACTTCTTAAATCTAAACTTTGTCCTGCCTTCTTTAGTGAATTAGTTAGAAAGTTATCACTATTAACAACTTTCATACCTGTACCTGCAAATAATCTTCTTTGTACATAAGACTTACCTGAACCAGGACCACCTGCAAGAAAAAAGGCCTTGAATATGTGAGGATCGTAGACGCCCTCGGTCAAGAATTTGTTATAAGATAGCATATTGCTATTTATAACATTCTATAGCGAGGATATCATCTACTATGAACCCTATTTTTAAAAAGGTATGTATAGCATCATTTGTACTATTAGCCCTTATTGTTATAGGTTCAAAATGTTTGTCTGTTATAAACTTATACTTTTTTCTTCTATCTGTATTAAATGATATAGTAGGAAAGTTAGTCTCTTTGAATGGAAAAATCATACGAGTTCTCCCTTAAAGTTTATCTTGCCTTCGTTGACAAAATGTTCTTTAAGTTCATTGAAACCTCCGATAAGTTTATCATCAATCATTATTTGAGGAACAGTTCTAACAGGTTTACCTATCTGTTTATGAAATTCCTCAATGCCAATTTTTTCTACTTGTACTGTTTCATACTCCAAGCCAAGAGACTCTAATAGTTTCTTGGCTGCATTACAATACGAGCAGACAGGTTGAGTATAAACTTTGATAGTCATTAGTTTACCTCAACATTGGTCACTGGAGCAGCCATAACTTTTTCATATGCCTCTTCAGCCAACTCATCTACATTAGCATTCATTTCTATTTGCAAATTATGATCGTCTTGAATATAAGCAAATAGTTTGTTGTTATCATTATAACCCCATTTCAATCCTACATATACTCGATAGTTTTGATCTGCTGTTATAAAGATGTCTTTTGCAAATTCATCATACCCAACAACTGTGGTTGCTGATATGGTATTTACAATAGTTTCTTCAACTCTTGAAGCAACTTGTTTATTGCCTTCTTGTCCCAGTTCTGTTATAAACTGTTCTGATCTAGCATTTAACTCACCGTTGATCTGGTCAGCAAGGTCTGCTTTTGCAACCATTGTCGCCTTATTAATTGCCAACTGTAAGTCAGGACTAACTGAAGTACCAACACCATATATAAACTGGTCAGCATCTCTGTTAGTTATGAGACCTTTCTTTACTTCAGCGTCAATATACCATTGTGGCACTTCATTAAGCACCTGTTTAACAACACCATCTGACTCGAAAGTGGCCTCTTGTTTAATCGTATGTGTACTACTACAAGCAGCCAAGAATAATGACAATGCTGTAGCACCTATTACGAGTTTTGATTTAGAATCCATTTAATACCTCCTTAATGATATTGATTGATTCATCACCTATTTCAGGATAACAATACAATAATATTGCACCCAAAATAAATCCTGTTATAAATTTAACCATTTATTTACCTCCTGTTAAATTACATATTTTCTAATGCAAATAAAAAGAACAGTATTAAACCAGTCTCAAACATTTGCATTTTCTGTTCATCTTGCATAGTCCAAGTTTCTACATCATCTGGATTTTCACCAATCTCTCTAGTTTCATCACAGACTCTAGTTTCTTTTTTAGAAACTTCAACACCATTCTCAAGAACAGTCTCGGTATAATATTTACACTCACCATATATAGGGCCTTCATTATCTAATTGTTGAATGGCACTAGCATAATTGGTTAACAATACAGTAACCAATATAAGTGTCATAGTAAAATAAAATCTATTTAGGTTCATCTTCCTATATCCTTCACATTTGATTTAGTAATAACTTGATAGGCACCTTTATTATATGCAGGTGCAACTGTAAAATTTTTACTTTCTTCTAGACGCCAATTAACTGCAGGTTTAGTGCCAGCAATTTTGCCTTTAATTTTAGTAGGTGTTTCTACCTCTTCTCTATATTCTTTCTTAACGACTTTCATAGGTTCTGTATGAATAGGTTGTGATTCACCTACACGGTGCCTTTTCAAAAACTTTTCGTGATCTCTAAGAGTTTGAATTCGCTCTTCAGTAAGAGGAATAGGTTTTCTCTTTGATCTTTGATATGTGTATATTATAGATCCCATCTTACATTCTGATATATCCATAGTATCCAATCTATGGGTTCGTGTTGACTACCGTATGGCGAATACCATACAATAAAAGCAATAAAGATTGCAGCAAGTAAAACTGATGTAATAATACTACTCATCTTCCTTCGGGTCTCTTTTTGCCAGTTCAGCCAAGCGTTCTCTTTCTTCTCTGGCCGTGATGCCTAATTTATCTTTTATAAACTTTTGAGGGTTCTTTTGAGACCAAGCCTCGATCAAGTTTTCTATATTCTTGACTGATAGTTTGTTGCCTCTAAATTCTTGAGGATTATTCTTTCTAAATTCTAACAACTCTTGTAACCATTTAACTTTCTTTGGTTTGGTTTTCTGCTGTGCAAATTCAGCATATAGATTTTCTTTTATTGAATATATACCCATATAATTATTTCTCTCCTTTAATTTTCTTTAGCATATCATTATTTGTTATATTTGTCAAGCGTTAATTTATACACTATAACCAGAGGTTCCTGCCCAAGTTAAGTCTGGACTTTCATCACCAATCGTATCTTTATCCTCTTTAAGGTCCTCAGCATTAATTGGTAGTTCACCTGTTGTAAGTTCAACATTGGCATTTTCAAATTCATTTAGTATCTTTTGGTACTTTTCAATTTTCTGATCAATGGCGATATGTACAGAGTCATTGAGATTAACTGCCTCTCTGATCTCTTTTAAATCTTCTATTATTTCTATTATGT